AATCACTAAAAAATCAAATAGAATACTGGTGTCAGCCTGAAAATATAACGAATAAAATGATTGAAATAATACAGCTGTTTTATAATGAAAATTTATAAAATGGCAAAACACACTTTTATGAAATTTTTGGGGGGTTTAAAAACCGAGTGCGCATACCGTATAAGTACATTTCAGCAATGAGTGATAGTGCGTTTTTTAAAGTAAAAAGTTCAAAGCGTTCTAATCCGGAAGCTCGCACCACGCTCGATGCTATTCACAACCAAAAAGTCCAAAATATGATCGATCAAAAGGAAAACATAAATGCCTACAAGGATAAGTTAGAACAGCTTAAAAAGAAAATTAGTGAAACTACTTCTGATATTGAGATATGGCGTTTAGAGAGAGAAGCGGAGGCTCTTGAAAAAAAGATAAAAACTGTGGGCGATGATTCAGAATTAATGGATTATTTCCTTCGAACTGGTGATATACTTTACAATTATTATGACATCCAAGATCAAATTCAACAAGGTACGAAAACTTCAAACAGTACAAAAGCAAAGCCTGGTTCAATTCTGGCAATTCTTGAAGAAGTGGCACAGAGAGAAGGTCAAGAAACAAGAAACACCGTAGTCATTCCTCAAGCCCAAAAAGGTCTTCAACGAAATCAACTTCTTAATGATTATCTTCAGCTTGAAGACCCGTCTATGGCTCGAAATACAGTTGAAGAATATGATGACCTCTGGACCACCTGTGAAGCCTGTGGTAATGAAATGATTATGTGTCTTAATGAAGCCAATCTTACCTGTTCTAAGTGTGGGAAGCAAGAGTTTATTTTAGTTGATAGTGATAAACCTAGTTATAAGGATCCGCCACGTGAGGTTTGTTACTATGCATACAAAAAGATCAACCATTTCAACGAATGGCTCGCACAATTTCAGGCCAAAGAATCAACTGAAATTCCTAATGAAATCTATGATACAATTTTGATACAACTCAAAAAGGAACGCATAACAAATATGTCATCTTTGAAGCCAACCAAACTTCGTGAAATTCTACGAAAGATGAAAGCTTCAAAATATTATGAACATATCCCTCATATTATTAATCGTCTCAATGGTCAAAATGCGCCATTTATGTCTCGTGAAGATGAAGAAAAGCTACGTCATATGTTTCGTGAAATTCAACCCTCGTTTAAAAAACATCGCCCAGCTGGTCGCAGAAACTTCTTATCATATGGTTATATCTTGTATAAATTTTGTGAGCTGCTAGAAATGGATGAATATTTGGGATGCTTCCCTTTGCTCAAAAATCGAGATAAACTATATCTACAAGATAAGACGTGGGAAAAAATATGTGAAGACCAGAACTGGGAATATATTCGCACTGTGTAGGCATTAATCGCAAGTATATTCAATATTTGTATTAAAATTAAATACAATAATTTAAAAATTGATTTTAATAAAAATATTGGGATGAAAACATACAACTTAAAAGCTCCGATATATAGTATAATAGAATGGAAAATAGGTATCAAAATAGTAAGATTTATAAATTAGTATGCAATGATAGTTATTATTATATAAGTTCTACTACCCAAGAATTAAATAATAGGTTAAATAATCATAAAAGTGCATCAAAATCAGGTATTAATAAAGTTTACACATATATTAATTCTATTGGGTGGGATAATGTAGAAATAGAATTAATTGAAAAATATCAGTGTAATTCAAAAAAAGAATTATTAGATAGAGAAAAATATTATTTATCTAAATTAAAATCGGATGAATTGTGTCTTAATTTTAAAAATATAAATATTTATGAAAGTGGTAAAATATATAAACTGCAATGTATCGATGGGTATTATTATATAGGTTCAACAACACAGACATTATATAACAGACTTAACCATCATAAGTTTTCATCAAAAACTGGTACAAGTAAAGCATATAAATATATAAATAGTATTGGATGGGATAAAGTTAAAATAGAATTAATTGAAGACTTCCCCTGTACTATAAAATCAGAACTCAATGAAAGAGAGGAATACTATATTAGTCAATCAAAAACGGATAATCTATGTTTAAACATTAATAGCGCTCAATTAACTATAGAAAAACGAAAAGAAAATATGAAAAAATACTATGAAGAAAATAAAGATGCTATTATTGAATACCATCAAGAATACAAAGAAAAAAATAAAGAATTAATAAATGCTAAACGAGCTGAATATCGCAAACAAAATTCAAAAATGCTCTCTGAAAAACAGAAAGAATATGCCAAAGAACACCAAGAACAAGTAAAAGAAGCTAAGAAACTTTATAATGAAGAAAACAAAGACAAACTAGCTGAATACTGGAAGGAATATGCTAAAAAAGATGAAAATAAAGAAAGAATTCGAGAAAACAAACAAAAATCAGCTCAAAAGATGAAAGAGCAGAATGCCGATAAAATCGCAGAAGAAAAAGAGAAAAAGAAACAAGCTCGAGAAGAACAAAAACAAGCCAGAATCACATATGATAAAGCTATAGTACAATGCGTATGCGGTGGTTCATATCAGAACTATCAAAAGAAACGCCACGAAGAAAATAAGAAACATCAAAAATATTTATCTATTTAATTCAATTAACTTTGTAATTTCAGGATATTTATGAGTTAAAAATTCTAATTCATATTTGTTCAAATGCTTCCAAGGAGCATGAATTCCAAAACTTTTTTCGTGAAAAATAGTCTCGACTGAAAATTGCTGAGCCTTCTCGAATAAGGGCCTTTTAAGATTTACCATGTTTTGATAACAAAAGTAATTGTCTTCATGATCAACAAAATTAGGATTAACTCTCTCACAAATCTCTATCATCTTGCTCTTCTTTCTTAATGAAAGCCCACCGTTACCAACTAATCTATTTGTCCATGGTGCTCCAACATAATCATACTCCAAAAAATCATTAATTTGTCCTTTATTTTCTTTTAATATTAACGTATCTGTTTGAAAGATTAACATAATCTCTGTATCAATACATTTATAGAAATTAGAATTTTTACAAATTGCGCTATATTGTTGACTAGTTAGATTATCAATATCTAGTTGAATTAATTTATGAAGTCTATGTTTAAACATATGAAGTTTATTGTTAAAAAGTTGTTGAATGAATTGTTTATTTAGTAGACCATGAAAAATTATAATACCCCACTCCTCAGAAAGATTTGTTAAAAAATTTTCTAAAACAAATTCCAATGCATTATGTCTTCTGGGTTCAATAATAACTGCTGTATATTTAAACATTATTACATTAAATAAATTATGATGCTTTAAATCAATATTTGTAATTACGATAATTACTATATTAATTGTTTAATTAATTTTCATCCATACTTCGTGGAATCCTAGATGTCCTCTATTAAAATTGTCAATATTTCCATCCCAATATGGATGAATTTGAGAATGAACTAGTGTAAAATTTGCAGTTTGAAGTGTTGCTCTTACTCGTTGAATATCTCCCCCATCATTTTCTAAAACTATAACCTTTACAGTATCTAGTAATTCTGGAAAATCTTGTAATATTGGATCAAAAGCACCTTCACAATCTGCTAATATGGCAGTAAACTTACTTCCACCAATCATACTTTCAAGGTCACTTAATATAAATTGCTTAGAATTTGCACAAGATGGCCATAATTTAACTTGTTTTTCTTTATCTTTTGCTAAAATACCATGAGCCGGTGTATAATGTAAATTCAGAGACCCTCTATGACCTAATAATGTATTAACAAAATGAGCTTCGGGTTCAACTATAACATGTTTTGTTTTATCAGATAATTTTGTATTAATTACTGCAGCGGTGGCACCATAATTTCCACCTAATTCAAGTACAACTGAATTACTGGGAATAAATCTAGCAACCAATTCCTGTTCCGGACGCTCGTGTTGTATTATACTTGATAAAAAATGTGGATTGCGTTCTTGTAACGAACAATATATATTATATAGATCTGTTCCTCCTAGTGAAGATTCTTTATAATAATTCATTATATATATATATATATCCGTATAAATTAGTTTATGTTTTTACACAATGGAATTTAGATAAGTTTCAAGATTATTTGTGACATTTCTATGAATATCAATCCCTTCACCATTCCAATTTGACCCAGCTCTATAGTGTAAAAATGTCCTATCATATATCTCACACCAGAACATTCCATTTATATTTCTTGAATCCGCATTAAGAAATGAAATAAGTTCAGTACTTCTTACATTATCAGGAATTGAATCGTTATTCCATCCACATGAACCTAAATGCTTAATATAATAAATGTTATCATTTCGTATTTCTTTTTGTTTATGAAGCCATTGACCCGTCATTGCACCTGTATCACAACCAGGCATAATATCCCAATTTATAAGATTCCAATCTGGTAATTTAGTAATATCAAAAAAGAATAAATTTGGCCACATATATTCAATATCCCCTCTTTGTTGATGTATAATTGCCCCACATTCATATTGAGAGTATTTATCAATATCTATAGTTGAAATTGGAAACATATCAGAATCAATCATTAAATATTTATCTGGATTTTTATCCATATATTCTCTCATAATTCTTAATGAATCAGTATGTCTTGTTGAAGCATTTAGATTTGTATATTGATGATGATCATTATTAATATTTATACACTTAATACCTAAATTATTACACAGCTCTACAATTTCATTTCTTAAATTTGGATTATTAAAGTTTGTATAGTCAGGAAATGATTTAGCATCATTGAAAACAATAAATTCATATATCACTGGCATAAATTTTTTTAATAATTTATATTGAAAATTAATAAATTGTGGATTATTTACAACACATACAATAACTTTCATTATATATAAATTAACAAAGATATAACATCTTTAAGTATTAGTAATTAATATTAATTGGAAAGATACACTTAAAAAAGCTATTAACTATTTAGAAGAGCAGTCTAACCCATTAGCAATATTTATTGGCTGTACTGATAAATATAATAGACATATCGAACAGATTAATAGTTTAATTAACTATAAAATTATAAATTCTCAAAATTTGGAACTCTAAAAAAAGTCTCAAATTATGGTATTTGTATTAATTAATAAAGGTTGACACCCCCCTATATATCCTGTTTTTAGTAAATACGCCGACGGGGTCACAGGTTAGTAAAAATGGGTGATTTCTTACATACGCGGGAAGCCAACGAGATTTGCGCCCAATCCGAAGCCGGCTCCTTGACGTGCCGTAACACCGACACTTGGAGAGACCGCGTCGAGGATGGCGAAGACGACGGCCGCGAGGACGGCGAGGGTCGCAACTTCATCGAGAGGAAGAGACTTCTTGGGGATAAAGATAGCAGCGGCAGCAATCACTAGACCCTCAATTAAATACTTGATAACACGATTGACAATTTCAGCAAATCCGTAGCCCATCATTTCTATATTCAAACCTTAGAAAAAAACTCACACTATAAAAAAAATTGTACTCAATGAATACGAGTTTAAAGCTTGAATACTCAGAAACGATAGACAGAAATGAGTGATAAAAATGCCCCCACCGTAGTCGAAGACTTTCTTGATGAAGATACTGAAATCCCTGGCCAGCGTTACGTGCTATTGAGCTTTCTCAGCCCGGAGAAAGTTCTCGATAAGAAAGAACTCTATTTTTTTCAAAAATTCCTTCAAGGATACGAAGTTGACTGGAAAGTCAAGAATCTTGAAAAATTTATGGTCGATGTTGTAAAAAATGTTAATGATCAACTTGATGACCGTATTAAAGAACTTGAGAAGAATGACCAATTTGATCAGGCCACTATCTGCCGTAAAAATCGTCTTCGCGTCGATGATATTATGACCGATTATGGCAGCTTCGTACAAAAGAATCGTGCAGATCTTAATAAGACTAAGATTGCGGAAGCATATGATGATTTTATGTATGCGAATAAGACTAAACTCGAGGATGAATTCTATGCACTAAATGACTTCCGTACCTCTATGCGCGGTGTCAAGGTTCGCGGTGTATATGGCAATCCTAAAGAGGCTGAACTAAAGGCCAAAAAGCTCCAAAATAAGGATAAATACCATAATATCTTCTTAGCCGATGTCGGTAAATGGACTCCTTGGGATCCTCAACCACACGAAGTTACTGACCAGGAATACAATAATGATCAACTCAATAACCTAATGCGCAAGTATAAGGAAAATGAGGATAATCGTGAGAAGTTTTTCGATGAGCGTACTAAGGTTGGAGCAGCAGGTGCATCCACTAAACAGGTATTCGGTGGTGCTGGTGCCAATCCATCTGAAGCACTAAGTGGTATGTTCAGTAGCAACGGTGACCTTGCTGTTCAACGAAAGATGGAAGCAGCATCATTGACCGTTGAAAAAGTCGATGAGAATGCTGTCGTAGAACCGAAGCAATAATTAATTAACAAAAGTACATTATTTCAAATAATTAGTTTTTGTTAGATAGCACTTTTTCCTAAAAAAAATAAAGTTTTTTGCAGACTTTTTCTATGAATAGTGTTTTTTGCGCACTTTTTTCTAAAAAGTGCTAAGTGCTTTAGGAGTAGTATCCAGTATTAGGAACCGGGCCGCCAACGAAAGTTGGGATACAGGCTTGAGTGGTTCCATCACAGAAGTATCCTTCAGGGCAAGGATTACCATCCTCATTTGGTGAGCGGCAGAGGTAATCTGTATTAGGATCTGGGCGCCAAGATGGGAGCTTTGAAGCTGACCCAATTGCTGGAATGCCCGCGACACCTCCATCAGCCGAAGATGGTCCTGATGGACCCCCTGCCACCATCATATCCTGGAATCCAGAAATAGCAAAATGTGCCTCCATTCTTCCAATATAACGCACAACCATTGGCAGTAAAACTACAGCGACTACAAGTAAGACGAACATTGCGCCAATTCCCATTGATTTAGTACGAGCCATTTCTGACAGAAGCAAAGGTTTTATTATTCAATAACCATTTTAAGCGTATGGATACTTTGTCGGTGGCGTCATTGGTAAATCTGAAATTCGTGGCCAGCTAGTAGGAATATCTGATTTACAATACCCATTCATACACCGTATGCGTTCTCCTGAACACGGGGGTAAATCCACTCCACATCGACCCGCATCCACAAAACCCTCGGAAGGATTCGGTGTTATCACTAAATATATCATCATTCCTATAACCGACACTATAAATAGCGTACCCGCTAATTGTCTTAGTTTCATATCCATTCTACTATTTATTTACTATTTATTATATTAGTATTTCTTTTGAACATTGATGGCTGGACCTCTTAACCTAGCACTTGATCTTGGATCGAAGTTATTAACATCTTCTTCTTCCTTAATACGCGCTAACATCTCAGATTGACGCCACAATTCAGGAGCTCCCATCTTAAATTCACCGTGAATATCAGCCTTATACCAAAAAATCGTATCCTCTAACTTGTTACTTTGTGTATTATTATTAATCACCAAACATTCGTAATTCTGTGTACACTGGTCCATCATTTGACAGAAAAATTCTAATGATGGGAAAGCTGAACCGTAATTTACATATAGACGCTGACGATTATTCATATAAGGCTCTCTCAGAATGAATACATAATCCACATTGGTACGAAGAGCAGGCTGAATACCAAGCGGGAACTGCATAGTGATAATAAAGAACACCTTCAACCAACGACCATTCATAAATAAATAACGAATGTTCTTGTCGTGTGTCCAAGAATCATCGTACATACAATCATCAAGAATCAAAAAAGCACGAGGGTCAATATTTGTCTTAACGCCACGACCTTCATCTTGCTGAATACGTTGCATAACCAGTTTTTGTCTCTTGACAAAATTAGCCAAAATTACTGCATTATACTCACCGTGAATAAACATCGGTGGAACAATTTTTTTAAAGAAACCATTTGACTCTTCAGTGCCTGAAATTACACAACCCATAGGTAAATCTTGATGGTGGAATAATAAATCGCGAACAAGAGTTGATTTACCAGTACGCCGCCGTCCAATAAATACTACCACAGCATCCTGTGGAATTGATTTCATTACAAACTTCCGGAGATTAACATTTACTCCACCTTGAGCCATTTTTATTCTAGTACAGACAAAAATAACTAGTGCGCTACACAAACGCACCGTTACTCTTTGAAGAAAGAAGATGATGAAGTCAGTACTCCAAACACTTCAAAACCAACCCTGTAGGGAACGAGAAATCGGGGAAAATGAAAAAGAAACTTTTTCAAATTATCTACATTTACAACGTTATCATCCAGCTCTTGATATCTTTAAAATTCCTGAATCATCACTATCCCATAAAAATCTAGAACTCTCCTCAAAATACCATATCGCCTCTTGGAGTAACCAAGATGAAACAAATCAAAAAATCTGGAATACTACTCGAACAATCTATGGTTCAACCACATCCGAACCCTGTAAAACCTTCATCAAAACTGTACACCTCCTTAATCCTATCGACTTAATCAAAGAGAAATATACTATTCCTGATCATCCTTTACTACCACAAAGTGAAAACACCTGGAAGAAAACACTTCTTAAACTACATAGCCACAATAATCAAGCATATGTTGATACTGTTGCTAACTTTGTACTTAGCGCACTTAGAGAAAATAATTTAACTCCACACTGCGTACTTTACTATGGGGCATCAACTGGGATTAGTAAGAAATATCAATATAATATTTCGCTTGAATATGATACGTATAGACAATGTCGTTGGTTTTGGAAGGGAATGAAATCACATAGTGCTCGCCTAACAGTTATACGCGGTGATGCCGATGTTGAAGAAATTCCAAACTTTGAAGAAATCTATAAAGATATTACCTCTTGTCCATTCGAAGATACTGATTCTGAAGTGTCTGAAATTGAACTTGAACCTGTTACAGATAAAGATGTTCCTGAAATTTCAGATATTGAGTCAATAAAATCATTTACATTTGATAATATTGAAGAAGATGCTCAAAATGTTAAAGATATTTTTGAAATTAATAAAAAAGTTACAAAGCGTGTA